GCACGAAGGTTAAGGGCAAGACCAATAATACCGATACTGGAGGTCCAGAGACCCATAACAGGCACAAACAACATAAAGAAATGAAGCCAACGCTTGTTACTAAAAGCAATTCCAAAAATCTGCGACCAGAATCGATTAGCAGTAACCATCGAGTAGGTCTCTTCTTCTTGTGTTGGTTCAAATGCTTTGAATGTATTTGCTTGATCGCCATCTTCAAATAGAGTATTTTCTACAGTAGCACCATGGATTGCACAAAGCAGAGCACCACCAAGAATACCTGCTACACCCATCATATGGAAGGGGTTGAGTGTCCAGTTGTGGAAGCCCTGAAGGAACAGCAAGAACCTGAAGATAGCAGCAACGCCGAAAGACGGTGCAAAGAACCAACTAGACTGTCCCAGTGGATACATAAGGAATACTGAGACAAATACTGCGATAGGGCCAGAGAACGCGATGGCGTTGTATGGGCGGATGCCTACAAGTCGTGCAATCTCAAACTGACGCAACATAAAACCTATAAGAGAGAAGGCTCCGTGGAGCGCCACAAAAGGCCAGAGTCCCCCAAGTTGGAACCAGCGGACGATATCTCCCTGAGCCTCAGGGCCCCAGAGAAGAAGAAGAGAATGACCCATAGAATCTGCTGGAGTACTAACTGCCGCAGTAAGAAAGTTTGCGCCCTCAAGATAACTGGATGCAAGGCCATGAGTGTACCAACTCGTAACGAAAGTTGTCCCAGTAAGCCAACCACCAAGAGCAAGATAAGCTGTGGGAAAAAGAAGAAGTCCAGACCAGCCAACAAAAACGAAACGGTCTCTCTTAAGCCAATCATCCAGGACATCGAACCACCCCCGTTGTTGAATAGGTTGTGAAAGTGTAGAAGATACCATTATTGCCTCCGAAAAAGAAAGGGGTCCGAAGACCCCCTATTTGAACTTTAGATATTATATCAACCGATTGCAGGTGCGGTGAGTGCAACAGGAGTTGACTCAGCAGCAGCAAGGTCAAGAGGGAAGTTGTGAGCATTGCGCTCGTGCATTACCTCTAAACCGAGACCTGCACGGTTAAGAACATCTGCCCAAGTGTTGATGACTTTACCTTGACTATCAACGATAGATTGGTTGAAATTAAAGCCATTCAAGTTAAAGGCCATAGTGCTTACACCAAGAGCGGTGAACCAGATGCCAACTACAGGCCAGCTAGCAAGGAAGAAGTGCAGCGAACGTGAGTTATTGAAGGAAGCATATTGGAAAATAAGGCGTCCGAAATAACCGTGAGCAGCAACGATGTTATAGGTCTCTTCTTCTTGACCGAACTTGTAACCATAGTTCTGTGACTCATTCTCAGTGGTTTCACGAACCAGCGAGGAAGTAACCAGAGAACCGTGCATAGCACTGAACAGAGAACCACCAAACACACCAGCAACTCCAAGCATATGGAAGGGGTGCATCAGGATGTTGTGCTCTGCCTGGAAGACAAGCATGTAGTTGAACGTACCAGAGATACCCAGGGGCATCGCATCAGAAAAAGAACCTTGACCGAAAGGATACACCAGGAACACTGCGCTCGCAGCAGCAACAGGTGCAGAGTAGGCAACACAAATCCAAGGACGCATACCAAGACGGTAGGAAAGTTCCCACTCACGACCCATATAAGCATAGATGCCGATGAGGAAGTGGAAGACTACCAGTTGGAAAGGTCCACCGTTGTAAAGCCACTCATCTAGGGAAGCAGCTTCCCAGATGGGGTAAAAGTGCAGTCCAATAGCATTGGACGAAGGAATCACAGCACCAGAAATGATGTTGTTTCCGTACATGAGTGAACCAGCAACGGGTTCACGGATACCATCAATGTCCACAGGGGGAGCACCGATGAATGCAATGATGAAGCAGATAGTTGCAGCAAGCAGACAAGGAATCATCAGAACACCAAACCAACCTACATACAGGCGGTTATCGGTTGAAGTTACCCAGTTACAGAACTGTTCCCAAATATTCGATTGTGATTGTTGACGTGAAAGTGTAGCAGTCATTTGTTTAAACGATTAGTAAGACCATCAGGGAAATGGTGGAGTTACTATGTTCCCCGCACCCTCAGCGGGGATATGAGAGACGTTTTTATACTCCCCATAGGTCTCGGTTAGTGGGAGTTCGACAATGTTAAGGATTGTGAGAAATCCGTAACATTTGTTTACCTATTTATCATACTACGGTTTGCCGCCCGTGTCAACCCCCCAAATGGGGACAATCTCCTAAATAACAATAGTGTTTATCACAACATAAGAAAATGAAAAGACTTCTATTAGCCTTTTCGTTATTCTTCGCAATTCCAGTTAATGCTGCTGAAATTACATCCAAAATCACTGATTCCGTTCAATTGAAAGTTGATGGTGCCGCTGTTCAATCAACTAGAATTGGTGCTTCCTATTCAGCTTCAGGAACCAACATCCAAGCAACATCCTTTGGTGGTGTAGGTGGTGCTGGAACCTATGATATCAATACTTCAGGTCAGGCATTTACTTTCTCCGAAAGTTTTAATGCTGCAGATACTCCCGTAACAACTCAAACTCGTTCCAACCAAGGAACAATTGATTCACCAAATCTCTATGGAGATAGCGTAACTCAAATTGGTGGAGAAAAAGGAACCCTCGCAGGTACTCTTTCCCCAACTGGCGTTCCTACTATCACTGCTGGTGGTGCTGGAACTACTGCTACTGCTCAAAGAGCAATCGAATTAAGCGTATTCAAATGAAACACTTAACTCCCGCTTTGCTTTTAGCGGCGGGAGTCATTTGTACTCCCGCATATGCAGAATCAGTTGTTCCTAATTTTACTAGGGGAACTATCACGGCAACAACAGAATCTACAACAAAAATTGTAGAATCTATTCGTCAAGTTGAATATACTACTGGCGAATCATATACTGTTACTGGAACAAACATCAACATTCCTGGGAATCCTACAAAGGATACAAATTACAGTATTACAACTCCTGGTGCCCCATTCCAGTTCAGCGAAACCTACCTCGGACCTGGAATAGCAAAAGAAACATGGATAGATCGCACCACAGAAATAGAATCAGTCACAAACTCAGTATCTGTCTTTACTCAATAGGAATAATCTTGAGTGGCACGGCATTTGCTCAATCTGCTCCTTCTAATACTAATATCGCTGGTCCTAGTGCTTCCGCTACAGGTAATGTTACTAACCAAGCTGTCCAAGTCCTCCAAGGACCGTTTGCACTTAATACCTACGGGGGAGGAGTTAGTTGTCAAGGTCCTACGCTAAGTATTTCTCCATTTTTAGTAGGAAATACTAACGCAAGTCAAGATCCAGAATCTTTCCAATCATACACAGGAAATGCTGGATTGTCTTTTGGATTTAATCTTCCTCTAGATGGTTCTTTACAAGAACTGTGTAAAGAAAGAGCAAGAACAGAAATTAGAAGACAAAATGCTGAAGCAGATAAGGCAAGATTGGATTTTGAGTTGGTGAGATTATTAAAATGCGGTGAAGCATATAAGAATGGAGTAATGTTCCATCCCGATAGTCCTTACTACAAAATTTGTGCTGACATTGTTGTGAAATATCCAAGAGTTGAGGATGTGGTCAATGGAACCAATACAACTAATTGATAACCCAAATCTAAAGCCCATAATCGGAAATAATCCGATTAGCGTACCAAACGCAAACATCAATCGAATATCTGGTCCATCTGTAATTTCAACTATAGATAAACCAAATATTCGTGCTGTTGAACAACCAGTTGTTCGTGGTCTTGAAGTTCCTGTTATTGATGCTCCAAATACTACTATTAAATACCCTGTTATTAATGTACCTACCCAAGCAGAGTTTGATGCTGCAGTAAAGGCAGAGCGTGAAAAACAGGCACAAGAAGAACCGCCTAAAGATAGAAAACTACCAGATACTACCCCTCCTCCTCAACTGCCACAAGTCGCTCAAACCCCCCTGCCTCAAACGCCTGTTGCTGAAATACCAGCAGAAACTAAACCTCAACCTACCTTTACTGTCGGTGGAATCGATATTAATTTACCTGATCCTTCTCTTGTTGCTACGGCTGGTGCTGTCGCAGTAGTCACAACTGCTGCTACTATGGCATCAACAGCAGTTCTTAACGTATTGAAAAATGCTGCAGAACCATTCATTAAAGAAGCAACAAAGAATAAATTTAAAATCAAAATTAAACAAGTCAAACCTGTTTTGCATTATGTAATGGCAGAAGAGGGGCACATTGATATATTTGAATACTCTGCTGATGGAACAAGACTTGTAGCGCAAACAGATAATGTAGAACAATATATTCGTGATGAGATTGAAAAGAATACTCTATATGAAATTGAAAATAAAGTTATTATTGATGAACCAGTAAAAGACAAGTTCACAAAAGAGGGGCAAGAAAGATTCAAGTCTCTCTATGCCCCACCGAAGAAGATTGCTAAAAAATTGTCTGCTCGACTATCCTTTTGATTTATTTTTCAATTTAAAAGCAGCATCACCAAGAAAAGAACCAACAGCAAGAACAAGTACTTTTGCATACGCATCTCTACTTGTACTTTCAAGTTCTACTTGCCCTTCTGTGCGAATAGCAACAGATTCCACAGCAGAAATCATAAGTGCTGCCCATATGATTATAAACAGTCTAACGATATTAAAGTAAATCATAAATCAACCAAGAATACTCTGTCTCCACTCTTCACTCATATTCACCATAATTGCTTCTGCTGCTTCTGGTGTTTCAGCATATCCTTCATCAAGTAAATGTGAGAGGATAATGTCGTAAATATCATTTTGCTCTCCAAGTTCCCCAAGTGCTTTTGCTTTACGAACTTTCTTCGGATTTAACTTACCACCAGGATAATTTCTTTCATCATTACCCTCAAAATCAGGGTCTACATTAGCACGATGTCTTGCTGCTCTCTCTGGGGAATATCTATCAGTATGAATATCCTTTCTGCGATTTGGAGCAATCTTATCTGCTGCTCTCTTTTCTTTTTGCTTTTGACGACTTCTTTGCTTTTTGAAGTCTTTCATCGTCATACCTTCTTCAAGTTGCTGATTTTCAACAACTTCCAAATATGCTTCTTGAAGACTACGAAAATCTTGTGCGTCCATTTTACTAATACTTTTTAGTTATTTATTAGAAAGGAAACTTAATACTCCCAGTATTTAGTTTAGGAAGAGGTAGTTTTTCAAATGCTTTATTAACTTGATTCTCCACAACTTTACCAACAAACTCTTCTGGATTATTCAGGATTGCTTCTGCTTTTTTATAAGTCACATAAGCACCATAACAAAGTGCTCCACTAATGAGAAGACTTGTCGTTGATAGAATGATTGCTAAATTTTTCATCTTTCATTTCCTCGTGTGCTAATCGTAGTATGTAGTAAATTACATATGCAGTAAAGATAAGACCACATCCTAATATTGTGACAACTCCCCACGGAAAATCCATCAATACTTACCTTCAGTACAGTACTCTACTTTTTTATTTGGATAATATGGATACTTACCCTCTTGTGGTTTCATCCACCCGCAACCAATCAACCAATCCATAGTCATTGGTGTTGGTCGAATTTGATCCCAGAGAGGACCCTTGGCACACATCTCCAACTTTTCAGCAGTTACATTTGACTGTTCCTCTGCCCAGTTAGCATCTGCTTCCCAAGGAATTGCACGACTTTGCATCATTGATTCATAAGTCAATCTAGTTTGCTTCATTACCCAAGCAGGTATCTCACTATCCTGATGAACTTGAGCCATGAATGAAGTTTGCATTCCCCCGCCCATACAATCCTGTACAGCGTGCCATCCTTCGTGTCTCATTGTTCCTAGAAACTCTCTGGGGTCTTTGAGTAAAGTTTCATTTACAAAGAAACGATTATAGTTTGGTTTATATAGTCCTACTGTTCTTGGAGTAAAGTATCTTTCTGGTGCAACATAAACAGGAACATTTACACCATCAAGAGCAGTAATAATTCTTTTTAGTTCTTCTCTAAATGGTTCAAAGTCTGGATTCTTAAGTAGTTCAGAATCTACTGTGAGTTTTTCTACTCCTTCAGTACACTCTAGGAGAATCATACAACCCATTGCCTCTGCACTGTAAGGTCTTACTGTTGGTTGTTTTGGTTCTAATGATGATGCTATAGCAGGAAATGCTAAAGATAAAACTAAACCAATTGAGGTGAATAACTTTTTCATTCGTTCCACCAACCTTCTTCTTTGTGTATCCAGACTTTCAAGTCTTTTACATATTTTCTCAATATCTGGGCCTGTTCTTCATGCCAAAAATCACCCGTCTCCATAAAAAGACGGGTGTGATTATCTATTGCTTGGAGTATTTTATGGATGGGAGCATTCCAACATTCCCTTTTAGGAGTGTTCCATTCTCTTGGCACGGGATTACTAGCGAATGAACTTCATTGTAACGAAGGTATTCCAATTGACAACTACCAGGTCCAATTTCCGCATAACCAACAATCATAAAAGCAATCAAGTCAATCATTTTTTCTTGCCACCATTCTTCGCTTTTTTGGCGTTGGCATTACCAGAGTTCTGCTTTTTATTATTAGCAGAACCTGCACTACCTTTTTTACCTTTGTTTGCTGACTTTGCCATTATGCTCCACCTGTGCGGGGTTGTACTTGACCTTCTAAAACTTCCACTCTTTCTTCAAGAGTTGGTTCACCAGAGGGTGCTTCTGGAGCAGGTGGTTCTGGTGGTGTTTCAACTACCACTTCTTCTCTACGTGGTTCTTCTTTTTTCTCATCTTCATCTCCACCTTTCTTCATAGTATTAATACCAAATGTGGCAGCAGATGCAGTGAAGACAGTAGCAATAAATGTTGGGTCCATCTTAGAAAGAAGACCTGCATAACTTGCGGTAAGAAGAGCAGCAGACCAACTAAGAATAGCAACACGAATAACAGTACTCATACACTTTTCCTTTTTGTTTGGTGTTTCCATTTGTTTCTTAGTTTGAGGTTAACCTTTTTTCCAAGCTTCACCTTCTGCTTTTCTTCTACGAGCAAGACCTGCTTCTACATTTGAACCAGGATTTCTGTAGAGATAAAGCGCATCGGGAACTAAGTCCCACTCTTTATTCTTCAGGCGTTTAGTAATAGTATTAAAGTTATCACCACCGTAAAAACCGGCACCAAGATTATAAGCAAAGCTGAGCAGAGCGCCTCTTTGTCCATCTGACATTTCACTCCAATGAGGGATTTTTCGCAAGGCAGGAAGGAACTCTTTCTTACATTGTTCGATAAGAAGTTCATCTGCCTCTTGTTGAGTTAGAGTATCACCAAGTTTGAATGCTGAACCATCCTTTTTACGGGTCGAACCCCATCCAATAGTGATCGGGAGACCACCTGTAAGGGGGTCAGGATAAGCTTTTAAATGACAACCCTCAAACTCTTTGATTAATTTAAGACCCATCATTGGAACATCATCACCACCAACTACAGGAGCTGCAGCAGCAGGTGCGGATGCTGGTGCAGCACTAGTCTTTTTTCCGCGATAAATCTCCGCCCAATCAATGTTATCTTCTAGATACTTAACTGGTAGGTTATCTTCTAACCACTGAACTGCTTTTACATGGTTAGGATTCTTCTCGTCATAAAACTTGAAGAAGTTATGTAAGTCGATTCTTGCCATTGTTGTCTCCGAAATACCGTTGATAAAGTTCGTTTGCTTCTATATGCTTTCCGTTATTTGTAAGTTCTCTAATAACCTTAAGCATTTTTGCTTTAAATCTAGTCGAAGATTCTGCCCCATCCATCGTTGCCTCCTGGACACCAACGGTGCTTAAGAACTGCTTTTGTATAAATGGTCTTCTTACCATTCGTAACTGGACCTGTGTAGTTATCATTTAATGAACCGTAAGGATCATTGACATAATATCCTTTGCCGTCAGGTGTCTTTCCAATTACAACACACATATGCCCACCAGTAGGTGCAGAAAGAGAACCCCTATGGAGTATGCCAATAACAACGGGCTTCCCAGCGTCAAGACTTTTATCAATATCAGCAAAAGATAAATTGTAACTAAAGTGTGACTTAACACCATAACCTGCCAGAACCTTCGTCTGTACGGCATGGTCAGTTGTATCGCCAATTGCAAATACTTTCTTAACGTATTCGTCGTCACCTTTAATGCTTCCTGGCTTGAGGAAAGCAAGACACATAGCACATGATGAAGAGTTACAAGTTCTATGTGCATCTCTGTAGTTATCTACTTGATTAAAGTATGGAACATTTAAAACTGCTGGTGTAGGGGGCTTAGTTCTAAAGATTCCAATCCAATCAGTCTCTGAATCATCTAAAAATTGAGCAGGGAGATTATCCTCCAACCACTGAACCGCTGCTACATGGTTCTCATTACTATCATCATAAAACTTAAAAAAGTTATGAAGATCTAGGGTCATTGGATATTTTTTAAACACTGAAGGTATTTATAAAAAAAGCGCCCTTTCGGACGCTTTAATTATTTTCAAGCAGTGACAGTTTCTCGCACTGTAGATTTTACATAATCAAGAACCACTTCTGGAGTAGTCGCTTCGTAAGGGTCGGTGTCGGCATTGTCCCGTTGCCCATCCTCAACGAATAGTTTTTCGATGATTCCGTTATCCACGACCATAGCATAACGCCAAGAGCGGTCACCGAAACCAAGGTTAGACTTATTGACGAGCATACCCATAGAACGTGTGAAATATGCATTGCCGTCTGGAATGAGTTTTACATTTTTGATGTTCTGGTCTTGTGCCCAGGAATTCATCACAAACCCATCATTAACAGAGATGCAGTAAATAGCGTCGATGCCACTACCAATAAAGTCGTCGTATTTCTCTTCGAATCCAGGAAGCTGATAGGCACTGCAAGTAGGAGTGAAAGCACCAGGCAGGCTAAACAGGACCACACGCTTTCCATTGAAGAGTTCTGAAGTTGTACGGTTTACAAACTCACCATTCTCACGAAATACAAATTGTACTTGTGGAACTTCGTATTGTTCTTTACGCATTTTAACCTCCATCACCAAACGCCGGGAATGATTTGACCCGTAAAGGCATAAGACCCGATTGCTGCAACAATACCAATCATTGCTGCCCAACCATTAATACGCTCTGCTTTTTCGTTCATTGTTTTTCTCCTTGATAAGAATGTTTTTGTTTAAGTTCAGGATTTGGTTGTGAAGGAACAACTGGGTTCCTTGACTTATTTTTAATCACAATGAATGCATCATTTTGATAAGATACTGTTCCATGTGGTTTTGCCCATTTTGGATTTGCATTTGGACTAGTAGCAGTTCCTGTTACTGCCACTCCTCCAATCTCAACAGAAATATCATCATCAGCATCCCAACCAAGTTGTTCGAGAGCAATAGCAAACTGCCCTAGCATACCAGCAGTACTCACAGGTTCTCTTCCTGTTCGGTGAGAATCACACAATCACTTGTGGGATAAGCAACGCAAGTGAGAACCCAACCTTCTGCTTGTTGCTCATCATCAAGGAACGATTGTTCTTCGTTGTCAACGGTGCCAGAGATGAGTTTTCCAGCACAGGCAGAGCAAGCACCTGCCTTACACGATGAAGGGAGGTCAACACCTGCCTCTTCTGCTGCTTCAAGGATATACTGGTCGTCAGCACATTTGATAGTAGTTTCGGTGCCATCGGGGGATTGGAGAGTGACATTAAAAACGGTCATTAGTAAGTCTCGCAAATTTTTTCAACAGATGCTGCCAACAGAACAAAGAAGGCAACTGATGTCATTGTAAAGATAATTGAAGTCATTGTCAACCCTCAGACGACCCCGAAGAAGAGGTGCCCAGTGAGAGCATAAGAAACAGCGCCAGCAACAATGCCGACCATAGCCCAACGTCCATTCATTTTCTCCGCTTTCTCTGCATAAGGTTCGATGCCATAACGCTCAAGGTCTTCCTTGGTCATATACATCGATGGTTCTTTGGCAAACATATTCATTTGCCCAAATTCATTTCTTGTTACAGTCATTGTTACATTCGTTAAGAATTGTTACACAATTATATAGGAAAAATAAAGGGGTGTCAAGCACCCCTCTGTATCATATGCTACTTATTTTGTTAAGGATTACTGACCGATGCGGTTTACAGCGATACGTGATTTATTGAGAATCGAACCAGCAAGAGGAACATAACCCAAATCATCAGCAATCATTTGTGCCTTTGTGCTCAGAGCATAGTTCAGAGCAGCACGGATATCATCAGTCTTAGCACCATTACCTTTCTTATATGCAAGAATCCAAGTCAGAGTAGAAATAGGATATGCATTTGCTCCAGAAGGATTGGGATTTTCACCAGCAAGGTTTGCATCCAGAGTAATGCTGTTCAGAGCAGCAGCACCAGTCACGGCAGAAGGACCAACAAACTTACCTGCTTTGTTTTGAATAACTGCTGCTTTAAGTTTGTTTGCACGAACAAATCCAGTATTCACATAACCAATAGCACCAGGAGTGTTCTTAATAGTTCCAGAGACACCCTCATTACCTTTTGAACCCACACCAGTAGGCCAGTTGATAGACTTACCTACACCATAAGTCCAACCACCGAATGCTTCCAAAGAATTAGTAAAAGCAAAGGTAGTACCAGAACCATCGGAACGATGAACAACTTTGATTGCACCAGCAGAGCAACCAACTTGCTTCCAATCTTTAATACGACCAGCAAAAATATCCACAGTTTGCTTTTGAGTGAGTTTCAGAGTGCAACTAGGATTATTATAAGCAACAGCAATCGTTCCTCCAATCATAGGGATCTGAACAACGCCACGCTTTACCTTTGCTGCTTCTGCGGGTTTGATTGGTTCATCGCTTGCTGCAAAATCAACCGTTCCCGCAAGGAATTGACGAACACCAGCACCAGAACCAACGGACTGATAATTAACCCTACTCCCAGAAGTTCGTGCATAATCTTGAAACCATCGTTGATAAAGAGGTGCAGGGAAAGTAGCACCAGCACCATTCAAAGTAGATCCAGCAAATGCAGCAGCAGGAGCAACAGCCAGACCAATAGCAAAAATGTGTTTGAGTTTCATAAAAAGTGAATAACTACAAAGAAATTCTAAAAGAGATAGAAGTAAAGGTCAACTAAGATTTGGTTAAGAAAAAACCACCCCTTTTGGGGGTGGTTCCACTCAGGTACTCAGGTTATGAGTAGTTTATCAGAAAGTAAACTTAGTTTGGATTACACCACCAAAGTTGGAAGAAGCATCAGTGAATGCTTGGTTGTTAGAAGCATAGAACACTGCGGGAGTAACAGTAATGTTATCGCTTACACGATACTTATAGAATACTTCCCACATCGTTGCATCCTTATCCAGTCCTTCTGCATTACCAGGTTGGCCAACAGCAACACCTGCAGAATTACCCTTAGCAAACACATCACTCCACTGAAGACCAGCATACCAAGTCTGAGAATCGGTAGCGCCAGCAGGAGTTGCTGCACCTTCGGCATTAAGACTTACAGTGTTCCAACCATAACCAGCAGATACTGAAGGAACAATACCAGACTTAGAAGGTTGCCAATAAGCACTCAGAGCATAACCGTTAGAGGTTTGACCTGGAGCAAGAGCACCAGAAGCACCAGCAACACCATTAAAGGTACGAACACGGGTTCCTTCAGTACCATAACGGTAACCAAATGCAATACCATAGTTAGGAGCACGGTAACCAATCTGTGCCAGAGTGTTCAGAGCGCCCTTTTCGTTGAACTCACCTTTGGTAGAATCACCACCATTTTGAGCAACATAGTTCAGACCAGCAACGAAACCTTTCTTACCTTGTGACCACTGAGCACCAAAACCAGCACCAGTTGCCTTGTTATAAACACCAGGAGCACCTGCAAGTTGGAAGAAGTCAAGAACTTCTGACTTATATGCAGTAGGAATCCAGGCCATCTCGGTGTTACGAACCAGAGCACCAGCAGTCAGAGTTACACCTTTAGCAAGTGCAGGGAACTGGTAGTACAGACGGTCAAGAGTGACTGCATTTGCGGTGCTCTCTGCTTTATCCAGTTTGAACAGAGAAGAACTAGAACCAAAAGGTTGACTGGAGAAGTTACCAGAACGCAGACGAGTGCGAAGCAGGTCTTTACCAGTGAACGAAGTATCAAGGTTCAGGCGAAGATCGTAGTTGAATGCAGTATTACCAACATTCGTACTTGCAGTTGAACCAGGAGTCCAAGCATTATCTACACCACCAAGAACGAAGTTTGCTTCGCCTTTAAGTTTGGTAGTGGTAGAGAATTGAGTTGCTTCAAGAGCACCTACTTTAGTTTCCAGACTTGAAACCTTACCTTGAATAACAGTGAGTTCATCACGGAACTCATTAGCAAGACGCTTCAGTTCATCAGTGTTTTCAGTTACGCGGTCAAGGCAAGCATTCAAGAGTGCTGCAGCCTCATAGCGGGTCATTGCTTTGCCACCACTAAAGGTGCCATTAGGATAACCAGCAACGCAACCATAACGCTCTACAAGGTTGCTCAGTGCCTGATATGCCCAATCCGTAGGTTGAACATCAGACAGTTGTGAGACGCTTGTGACCTGCTCAGAGGTGGCATATTGGTTGACTGCTGCCATATTAAGGTCTGCCGCATTCGCAGCAACAGGAGCAACCATTCCCAGAGCAACAGGTGCAAGCATCAGTTGTTTGAGTTTCATAAAAATGTTTTATGTACTATAGGACAAATGTTAAGAATTACAACTGAATTCTTAAGTACTTATTTAGTGTAAATGAAATCTAAAATTTTGTCAAGTGTTTTGTTGTGTTGCTGAATTTTCGGTTATCCGACCAAGATAAGGATTATAGTCTGTTATTTGATCAACTGTTAGATTAGCCCCTTGTGTTTCCCAAAAATTAAGTATTCCATCATGACTGTTACGATGAAACACATCGATATGTTCTGGATGAATAGATGAACCCAATTCCAATCTGTAAAGTAATAGTGGACTTGCGTAGGTTACTCCAGAATTGTAAATTAAATCGTCTGCGACTGCTCTAGGTTTAACACCATTATCAAGTTTATACTTATCACCTCGAATATGATTAGTAATAAGTTTTTGTGCATGATGGCGTGTAATTACATAGCAAGCAGTAGAAAAATCATTTACAAATCGATTATGAATAGGAACTACAATATCTCCTGTACAAATAATAGCAAGTTGAATTACATCCCATGCATAAGGAGCACGAGCAATAAAATCTTGCCAAGTAAAGTTCCAATGCTTTACTGGATCCAAATTACAATCATCTTCCATAATAATTGCATATGGACTATCAGAAGTTTCCATCCAATACTTAATTGCCTTTAAGTGTGATGTTGTGCATCCAATTTCACCCGAAGACATCATATCTGGATACTTACCCTTAATGATATCACTCAAGTCATCTTCACGACCATCATATGCAGAGATACGAGTATAATTTTCTATTCCCCAATACTTAAATTGGTCCTCCATATATTTTTGTCTTTCTGGTTGCCCATCAAGATTCAAATAATAAATTGGACCAAAATTTTTAAGTTTATATGTTGATTTATTTTTATCCATCACTAATCTCCATTTTGTAAACGAATACTATCTTCATCAAAATGTTGTGTAGAAAATTCGAATAGTTCTGTATCTTCTAAAGCTTCAATTTGATGCCGCAATCCTCTATAAATGTGAAAATTATCACCTCGATTTAATACTTTTGTTTTTGCATTGTTCAATATATCTT